GACAAGCCTAAATTCTATAACGGAAACATCGCAGGAATCAAATACATCCCCAAAGAAATCGGACGATCCGCATGATCATTCAGATCATTGGATTATACCTCTAATAAAAGAGAGAAAAAGAAATGAAAAAATTGACAGTGAAAGAAGTAAAGATCATTCGTAAGCTTGCACGTGAAACAATGCTACGTCAACATTACATTGGCTCATGCTATAATATCAGCCAAGCAATGGTCTCTTATATCAAAAACAACCGTCGTCATCAAGGAGTACAGTAATATGTTTGAAACAATTTTTATTTTTATGGTAGGATTTAGCATCCTAGTAGGTGTTACAAAAGAAGTTGTAGTACCTACAGTAGAAAAAACAGTTGAGGTTACAACAGAAGTAATCGAGACTACAATTGATTACATTAAACCAGAAGAAACTACTGGCGAGTAATCTATAAAACAAACTATCCTTAGCTCAACTGGATAGAGCAACTGCCTTCTAAGCAGTAGGTTACAGGTTCGAGTCCTGTAGGGTAGGCCAACAATCGAAGGAAACACTATGACAATATATGCGTGGGACATCGAAGCGAACGGCTTCCAAGATGTAGCGGACACAATATGGGTTTCAGTAATGCGTAACTTACACACTAAAGAGCTACATATCTTTAGTGATCACGATGATCAGTATCCTAATGTATCTGAATCATTTAAATTATTCGAGAAGGCCACCGGAATTATAGCGCATAATGGTATGCGTTATGACCGTGTGGTCTTCGAGAAGGTAACGGGTTATGCTATCGATCGTAATAAGCTTATCGATACAGTAATCTATTCTCGTCTTAACGACTTCCATCGTAAGAAAACAGGACGTAGACACAGCCTTAAAGCACTTGCCAAACAGGCTGGTCAAGAACAAAAGATGGACTATGATGGAGGGTTTGACAACTACTCTGATGAAATGGTTCAGTACTGTATAGCAGATGTTGATGCTAACATTGCTGTATACGATATGCTTATGCAAGAGTATGATAAGATTATAGTTACTAATCCTAGCTATAATGATGCCATTAATATCGAACATCAGATGGCCTACTGGTCTAGTGAACAGATTAAGAATGGCTGGCGTATCAATGAAGAACTACTTAATACTACTGTAAACAAAATAAAAGGTGAAATGAATGAGATCGAAGAAAGAGTTGAGCCACAACTTGGTAGCCTCACAATCACAATCGATAAAGAACCCAAGACCGCTAAGTACAAGAAGAACGGAGAATACACCGCTGTTTCTGCAAGGCTCTTGGGCGACTATTTTGGGCGCTATATTGATGTGTCTGATTCTCTTAGCAGTGATCCCCCAATAAAACCAGGAGAGGAGTTTCAACGTAAAGAAACTATTGAAGCCAGACTAGGTAATCAAGAACATCTCAAGGAATTTCTTTATACTCTTGGATGGGAACCTACTCAGTGGAACTGGAAAAAGATTCACAACGAGTTTGTAAAGGTTAGTCCTAAGTTAACTACAGATAGCCTGACTAAGCTAGGTAGTATTGGTATTGATATCGATCGTTACTTTACACTACGTGCTCGCCATAGTATTCTTATGGGTTGGAAAGAACATATCCGTAACGGTAGGTTGTACGGTGATGTGATAGATATCGGTGCTGCTACAGGCCGACAGACCCATAAGATTATTGCTAACATTCCTTCACCTAAAGCAGCTTACGGTGCTGATATTCGTTCTATGTTTATCTGTCCTGATGATAAGCTATTAATATCTGCTGATGGTGCCGGCTATCAAGCTCGTGTTGTTGCTCACTTCGGTAGAGATCAAGAGATGTCTGATGAAATTCTTAAAGGAGATATACACCAGAAAAATGCTGATGCTATTAATTGTACTCGAAACGAGGCTAAGCCTTTCTTCTTTGCCTTTCTATTCGGCGCTGGAGGTAACAAGCTTGGTACAATCTTAGGTCGTTCTGCACAAGCAGGTAATAAAGCTAAAGATGCTTTCTTACAACGATGGCCAGCACTTGCTGCATTAACTGAACAAGTAAAGAATGTAGCACAACAAAGAGGTTATCTGCGTGGCCTTGATGGCCGTAGAATCTATACAGATGAAGCATATAAAGCCTTTAACTATCTGATACAAGGCACTGAAGCTATCTTAATGAAGAGAACTATTGTGCGTATCAATGAAGCCTTTGAATCAGAAGGCATTGAAGCTAAACAACTATTGTTTTACCATGATGAATGTACATGGGAAATCTCACCTGAAGATACTGAAAGAGCAGAGGCTATCATCCGTAAGTGGTTTGTAGAAGCACCCAAAGAACTTGGTGTAACCATTATGGAAGCTGGTGACTGTAAAGTAGGTAAAGATTATTTGGAGGTACACTAATGCCATATATAACTAAAGAAGCACGAGAAGAATTGTATGACCGTGACCCTGAAAATGCAGGTGAACTACAGTATCTTATCGCAATGATGATGTCTGATTATATCTCAGACAAAGATCAGTATGATTATCAAACACTTAATGATGTAATGGGTGCTCTCGCTGGAGCTCAACAAGAGTTCTATCGAAAAATAGTTGCTCCCTACGAAGAGAAAAAGGAGTTACTTAATGGAAGCGTATACTGATAAGATCTATAATGTTACTATGTATACAATAGCTAACTGTGAATTTTGTGAGATGGCAAAAAACTTATTGTATTCCCACAAAGACTATGTTATATATGAGGTCGATCTAACCAGCAAACCTAGTGTAAAACAAAATGTAAAGGAAAAATTAGGTACTACTGTTCCTCAAATAGTAATTGACGGTGTTCACATCGGAGGTTACAAAGAGCTACAAGAGTACTTTGATCAATGGAAGTAACAGAAGTACTATTAACTTTAGTAGGAATAACTATACTCCAGGCCTACCAAATATGGAACTTAGAGAAACGCAATCAAGCCCTAGCAGAACTAGTTGTTGGTTTACACTTAGGTCTTATTGAAATAGAAGAGGCAGATGAAGATGAGTATTAACATATACATCGATGGCGATATTCTAGTATACCAGTCTATGTGGGGTGCTAACAGTACTAAAGACATTAAGAAAAAACTAGATCAGACTATAGCTAGTATTATGTCTGAACTTGAAGGCAGCACAGGTAAAATAGCAATCAAAGGAAGTGATAACTTTCGTAAAGAAATTTATCCTGAATATAAGGGTCATCGTAAGAAAGAATTAACTGAACAAGAAAAAGAATTCTTTGCTTACAGCTATGATTACCTACAAAACGGTTGGGGCGCTATCCCAGCTAATGGTATGGAAGCAGATGACTTGCTTGCTATTTGGAATACAGAGAAGCCCGGTATTATTGTTAGTATAGACAAAGATCTATTGCAAGTACCGGGTCTTCACTTTAATACCCGCAATAAAGAATACACTAATGTAACTGAAGATGAAGGATCTTTACTACTACACACTCAAGTACTTATGGGTGACTCAGTAGATAACATTACTGGGCTCAAAGGTATTGGTAAAGTTAAGGCAGCTAAGGTTATGGAGGGAGTACCTGTATCCCAACATTTATCTGCTGTAAAATCCTTCTGGCAAAAGACTTTTGGTCGTGGTTGGGAAGACGACTTGCAACTTAACATGGACTTAATCTATCTTAAAAGGAGCATGGATGACCGATATGACATCCGAACAGGAAAACGATTTGTTAAGACAGTTCGGAATAGTAATCGAGAAGGACTGGAAGTTAACACAAATGTATCAAGCAACGATGGTGTCCGGGTGGGTACACGCAACAGCATCAGCACCAACGAAAAAGGAAGCAGTAAAACAACTAAAGAAACAAATAGTATCGGAAGTATCGTGGCTGACTTCTGAACTAAGTCTTGACGAAGCCTTCGAACAATATATGATGTACAAAAAACTAGGAGTCTAATTATGTTTTTGGCAGTAGTAATGACCAGTGCGTTTGTGGTAGGTTTAATCAACGCAAAAATGGAATCTATTAATGCAGACAATTTACAAAAGGAAATGAACAATGGGTAAGATACTAAGAAAAACTTCATGTGATTCTTGTGGATCAAGTAATAACCGTTGTGAGTATGATGATGGTTCTACTTGGTGCTTCACCCCTAACTGTGAAAGTAATAAACGTGCTTTCAAAA